GTGATCGCCGCCGTGCTGGAGTCCGTGGACACCGGACAGCGGACGCCCGCCGAAGCCATCCACCGCCTGCGGGACGTGCTAACCCGATCGGGCCACTATCACCCGGATACGGTGAGGAGCATCGAGCCGCCATCCGAAGAGACGGGCGAAGGGGCCGTGGCCCCAGACGGTGGTCAGCGCGGCCCGCTGTAGATCAGGCGGCCGAGAATCTGCCCTGCGGCCAGCGCGAGCGTCTTCAGGATGCGTTTCATCGGGGCGGCTCCAGTGTTAGAAGGTCTTCACGGCCGTGACGCCGTAGTCGATCGGGCCGGACCAGGACTTCCCGATCCAGGCGTGGATCTCCACCCCCAGCGGGCCATGCACCGCCAAGGCCGCGTTGACGCCATCCCGGTTCCCGACGGCGACGATCGCCCCGTGCGCGTCGGCCGGCACCTGCGCCATCTGCGCCGTTACGTGCGCGATCGCCTCGGCGATCAGATGCGGCGGCGGCGCGGTGTAGGCCACGCCGTCGAGCGTCGCCAGCGTCGGAAACGGAAACACATGATGGTCGATGGTCATGGGCGAAGGGCATCTATCCGAGAAGCCGGTCCCGCGCGGATGTCCCCCCACCGACCGTCCAGAGAATCCTGGGCGGCGTGGCATCCGCGCGAGCCGGGGATATCTCCTCTATCGGCTGAGCCACTGATAAGCTACAGCCACCGTGCGAAAATGGGCACCGATGACCGCCTGGCTGCTTGCCCACGATCGCATGATTCAAGTTCTCGCGGCGGTCCCGCTGCTCGTCTGGGCGGGCCTCGCCTATTGGTGGAGTCGCGATCGGCCGTCGCTGCGCGATCTCGGCCTCATGAGCACGCGCTGGCTGCAATCCAAGGATAGGCACAGAGAGGTGCCGCCCCGCTGATCCGCTATCAACTGACCGCGGCGTGCATCGCGGCCGTGCGCGCGGAACGCGCCGCCGGGTACCCGCAGAAGGAGCTGGCGCGGCTGGTCGGCCTCTCGGCCACGCAGCTCTCGTGTTGGCTCCATCATCGGTATGACTATCACCGCCGGCCGCATCCCGAGGATCAGCGGGTGAAGCGGTTAGCGCGCGTCCTCGAGCTGCCGGTGGAGGCGTGCGTGGAGGCCGTGCCGCCTCATTGAGCGGGGAACAACATCCCTTGCTGGCGCAGCGTGCTCGCCGTCGCCAGATTCGTGGCGGCCAGCCGAGCGTAGGAATCCTTCAACTCCATGCCGATAAACCGGCGGCCGAGGCGCACCGCTTCACAGCCTTCTGACCCGATCCCTGCAAACGGCGACAGCACCAACTCGCCGGGATTGCTCCACAAGCGCACGCACCGCTCAATCGTCCCGAGCTGCAACGGGCAGATATGGCGCTCGTCCTCGTTCGCGCGCCCTTCGGCCACCGGCAGGATGTCGCTCTCCCGAATGCCGTACCAGATCGGCCGCGCCCATTCGATCCAGTCCTCATTCGACAAGTCGGGCTGAATGGGCACCACGTTCTCACCGGGTTTTCTGAACACGAGAATGTAGTCGGCGAGCGCAGGCCGCAGCCACGAGGAATCCTTGCGCATCTGCACGAACAGGAGCGCCTTGCTTTTCGTGCGAATCGCTTGCGCTTGCGGGTCTTTGTCGATGCACACTTCGCCGTGATAGATCCAGCCGTGCGACTCAAATGCCTGAATCGTCTGGCCGCGAAAATCCTTCAGCCCGATATAGGCGCTCACGCCGCGTCCACTTCAAACAGCCGCACTTCGCGCGCCTTGACCGCCTCGAGAAACTTCCGACTCGGCGGCCGATGCCCATTCAACACATCCGAGACGTAGCCCGGCGATAAGCGGAGATGGCTGGCAAAGGCGTGCCGCGAGGGATACGTCGCCGCCTGCCGATGCAGCCAGCGGAGAAAGTCATCATAGATGAGCCGTCGTCCCATGCAGACGAGTTTAGCAGAAAATCTTCACCGATTCAAGAATTGCCGTTGACCAGCTTTACCTTTTCGTGTAGACTTCTCACATGGAGAACACGCTGAGGCATTGGCTGGCGAATCAATGGGGCGGTCGTCGCCTCCGGGCCGTGCGCTGATGCCTGACGTATGCAGTCATTCGTGGATTGACCCGCTCGATCCGCCCATCGCGCGATCGGCGTATGCCCCGATCGTCGGCACGGGTCGCTATCAGATGAAACCGGGCACCGTGTACATCTGTCGCGCGTGTGGCCTGAGATGCCGGCCCATTCGGTCGACGGACGGGCCAGTTGTCCTGTCCTATCAACGCGAGTCCAGACGACCCGATTTCACCCATTGGAGCTGGCCGGACGATCCCCCGAACGGCCGTGACCATTACCGCACCGCCTGCGGGCGCTGGGTGCGCGCGACGGCGATTGTCCACCAACCCGAAGCCGTGACATGTCCCGCCTGCCACGCGCAACTCGCGTGGGCTGAGACGGTGGAGATTTGACGATGCGGATCAAGGCCCCATCGCACACACCGGGACCGTGGGTGCTCGACAGCAAAGTGGTCCTGGCGCGCGGCGGGACGCACGCCGTCGCCGTCGTCCACGGAACGGACGATCACCGGGAAAACCTGGCGAACGGCCGTCTGATCGCCGCGGCGCCGGAGCTGCTGGCGGCCTTGACACGCGCGGTCGAGACTATGCGCGAGTTGCATGGCATCGGCCTGACCGGATCCCCGCGCACCGCCGTGGCGATGTGGGCGCTGTATCAGCAGTCGCCCGAAATGCAGGCCATTCACGCGGCGATCGCCAAGGCTGAAGGCCGGACGCCGAGCGAACTTGCGGTCCTCACCGAAGGGACGGAGCTTTGACCATGACCTTCACGTTCCAGCCCTTGAACGACGCGGGGCGCTTGCTGTTGGCGAGTGACCTCGAACTCACCCTCGATCAGTTAAACCGCTCCATCGAGGGCCTGAAAGCGGAACTCGATCACGTGGCGCCCTTGGTGGACACGCTGGTGACGGAGCGGGCGCACATCGTCGCCACCCTTACGGCGTTCTACCAATCGGACCTCACCCTGAGCAGCGTGCAGCCGATTCTGGACCTCGCGACGCAGTTGAATCCCGCGCTGACAGACATGGGGCGTGGATGATCACGATTCAACCCGCCGTGCTCTCGGGCAAACCCGGTTTCATGGTGGGTACCGGACTTCACGGTACCCGGGTCTTCGTGGAAAGCCGGTCCATTGCGAACACATTGCGTGCGCTCCTGGAGGACGAAGCGGCGGGCTTGGTGACGCGCGACGAGCGGATCACGGCGATGAACGCCTTGATCCGCGACGACGAACTCGACGCCGCTCAGCGCCGAGCGGACGCCCCGCGCTGCGGCTCCTGTGGCCGCCCGCTGCCGATCGATGACGGAGAGTACTGCGCCCTGTGCGCGGTCGATATCACTCACCCCCTGGAAGGATCTTGAGATGCGGATCATTCGCGGTACCGAAGTCATGTCGATCGACCACCCCGTGTTCTTGATCTTCGGGCAACCGGGCATCGGGAAAACGAGTCTCGCCTACTCAACGCACAGCCCGTTGCTGCTCGACTTCGATCAAGGCGCGCACCGCGCCGCGCACCGCAAGGACACGCTCCAGATCACCAACTGGGCTGACGTGGCGGAACTGATGGCGCACCCTGACGTGCTCGATCCGTATACCACCATCGTCTGCGATACCGCGGGCCGCTGCCTGGATGTGATGACCGCCGACATCATCCGCGAGAGTCCGAAACTGGGACCAAACGGCAATCTCAGTCAGCAGGGCTGGGGCACGCTCAAGACGCGCTTTCGCACCTGGACCGCGCAACTCCGCGCGCTCGGCAAGGACGTGCTGCTGGTTGCGCACGACAAAGAAGACAAAGACGGCGACACCCGGATCGTGCGCCCCGATATCGTCGGCGGCAGCTACAGCGAAGTCCTGAAGATTGCCGATTTCGTCGGCTACTGCTACATGGCCGGCAAGGATCGCGTGCTCGACTTCAATCCGACCGACCGCTGGATCGGGAAGAACCCG